TAAGGAAGTAAAGGAACACCATAAGATGGTTGATAAACTAAATAAACAACAAAAGGAACTTGATGCAAGTTACAAACAATCTTTAGCCAATAAACAAGAACGTATGACAAATGTTCAAGGGTTGAAGAAAAGTAATAAATACAACTATATACGTGGTAAACAGCTCACGGACCCCGGATCAGGGACCAGGGTTTATGAGATAAGTAATTATAGACTTCCGTCTGTAACTACTATACTAGGGGCCACCGCAAATAAATCATTTTTAAAAGATTGGAAGGCAAAAGTTGGAGAAGAGAACGCAGAACGCATCAAGAATCATTCTAGTGCACGGGGTACCTGTATGCATAAATTCCTGGAGCATCATATTCTCGGCACTGGCTGTGTTGATCTTACAAGCATCGGACAAGAGGCGCGTCCCATGGCCGACAAAATTATTGAGATCGGTCTCACACCTATTGACGAATACTATGGGTCGGAAGTTATGTTACATTACCCGGGTTTATACGCGGGCTCAACAGACTTGGTTTGCTTACACAATGGCATGGAAACTATTGTTGACTTCAAACAAAGTAACCGTCCGAAAAAGGAAGAATGGATCGAAGATTATTATTTGCAAATCGCGATGTACGCAATGGCCCATGACTACGTCTACGGCAGCAAGATTGAGCAAGGAGTTATCATGGTCTGCACGCCTGACTTATATTATCAAGAATTCAAAACAGAAGGTGCAAGCCTTCGAGCCTGGAAACACAAAGCACTGAAAAGAATTGACATGTATAATGAACTTATGCATGACGAGAAAGAGAGAACCAAACCAATGAAAGCGGAGGACTTTACAAATGAATGAAATGTTGTTTAGAACGCTTCTAAAGAGATATGAAGCAAACATAGAGGACGCATTGTACAAGATACAATCGTTTAATGAGAATAATATAATAATACCAGAACACATCGATATTACCGGTGAGATTGACAAACTGTTACTAATTATTGCGGAAGCTGAGGATAAAGTGGCAGTAATGAGGAAATATTATGTCGAAAATAAGGCAGATAGTAACGTATTGTGATAAATTTGCCACAATTGTTGCATAAATACCACACCAAAAGTGACAGTGTATATGTATGGTAAAAAAAATAAAAAAAAAAATAAAAACTACTCTAGAAAAAGTGTCTTTTCTGTCACTTCGACTAAAAGTGTTGGTATATATAGCTAATGTCTGCCAAATTGTGGTTTTAAAAAGTGTCATGTGACAGAAAATAATGTCACCTTACCTTCAATCTCAGTTTGCCTATGCGCGCGCGATACAAAATTCTGGAAAAACTGATTTTTTTTAGATACATATACAGAATATGAAATCCAGAAAAAAATCTAGAAGAATTGACAGCTACGAGAAACCTAAGACTGTAAAGCAACAGTTGAAGTTTCCATACAAGCGTGTGAGAATCGATTGGATTGATATCATCACTGAAGGTGGCTGGGGCAGCGAGCGTGAGTTTAAGAATATGAAACTAGCAACACCTGTAAGTGAAGGTTGGTTGTTTAGTAAAGATGAGGATACCGTAAGAATCTTTGCTGGCTACGATGTAGATGATGACGGGTCTATTACTTTTTCGGAGAGGTCGGTTTTTCCAACTTCTTGTGTGAAGAAGATAACGAAGATTCATTAACGTCTTGTGACTCACCTTCAACAGTCTTCATGTTCAACAGAGCGCTGTAGTCTTCTAGTATTTTTGCTCGTTTCATTCTTAATTCTTCCTCTGACATTTCTTCTAGTTTACCTGTTTTTATTATCTTTCTGTCTATATATAACCCTGCCGCTTTTCCACGATTTGTTTCAGCGTTTACAGCTGCTGAGAAAGAACTTTTTTTCAAAGCCGCGTGTTTGATTCTATCTAATTCTGCTATATGTTTTGCATAAGTCACTTCATGCTTTTGTAGTCTTTCTTCATGTAATTTACCAATGTATTGCACAACAAGTGGTGCATGTCTTGGGTTTGTTAACTCACTACCTTCAACACGTGCTCTCTTTGGAGAGTACCCTGCCATCTCTGCCGCTTCTGATTTAGATAATGGTCCTTCTGGTCCACCAAACACCAATAGCTCGGCAAATCTCTTTTGCATTTCTGTTAATCTTTTTGGAACTCCCATGTTGACTTTTTAAGGTAATAGTCCTATAAAGTCAAGGTATGAAAGATAAACGTACATATACACATCAGAAAGAACATGGGGAAGATATGAGTCATGAAAATGAAACTAAGATAACAAATGAAGACAGAGGTCCTTTGGATTTAACTCTGTTGATTGAATTACATCAAAAAGAAATATGGGAATGGAAACAAAAAGAATCAGAGTGGATCAAAACAGAAAACCAACTGTCTGGTAGTAAAAAAATTATACAGGAGTTAAGCGCTAAAATTATTGATCAAGTGCGAATCATAGCTGAATTAGAAAAAAAACTTGCGGACAAAAACAAATGAGAGTAAGAGACCTACAACAATTCCTTTCTACTTTTACCGCTAGTAATAAGGCAGGCACCATGCAAGGCAATGCTGTTAGTGATGCTGTACTCTACGTTGAAGTGAATGGTCAACTACATGAAATTAAAAAAATGGAAGTACAAGAGAACAGTCAAACTATATTTGGGTTACAAAAAAACCATCAATCTCACCGTCTTGTGTTAAAAACAGAGCAAAGATCTAACATAGTTTTACCGGGGAATCTGCGTACGCCGGGCGCGTAATGCGTGGGGTAATTACCTCGATAACCACATGGGTCCAGAGGCTAAATTTTACAAAGAAATTAAAAGAAAGTTACCGGAGTTTTCCTTTGTTCGGATTGAAAACAGTAGCTTACTTGGTACTCCTGATCTATTGGTCTATAATACTTCTGGGCACTTTTGTACTGTAGAGCTCAAGGTAACGAAAAGTAAAAAAATCAGGTTTAGTCCACACCAAATTGCGTTTCATTTACGCCACAATCAGAACACATTTATCATGGTAAAGACCCTTGGTCCTTTACCCCCTAATACTTCTCCAATATCCATGTTCCATGGATCGAGAATCAGGGAGCTTGCCGCTTGTGGCTTGACGCTTGAAGCTTGCTGCCTGGGGCTTGACGCTTGTCGCTTGATGCTTGCTCAGGTTGGTTCGAAAGCTTGACGCTTGGAGCTTGAAGCTTGTCGCTTGAGGCTTGTGGCCCGGACCAGGACGCACGCTCTGACTCACCCGTCGGCTGTCTTTTGCTAATGGCCTGATCCGAATCGGAAGAAGGTACCTTGAGCTTAGCCCGTGCTTCTTCCTTATTACGTGCGGGTGAGCTGCCTGAACATGCCAGGTCTTCTTTAACAGCGTTGCGCTTCGCTAACTCGTTTCCCGCGTCTCGTAATTCTTTATAATATTTTGGATGTCTAAACATAATTAGTGTTTTCCATAACTAACATTTTTTATATCTTTATTCCAGCACGCTCTGCATTCTCTGCATTTTCCGCCCTGAGTTGGCGCCGGGCAGCTGGGGCTTCCATCAGTCACCACCGTTGAGCTGTGAGTCCAGGCGTTGCCAGCGGTCCCGTCTACCTTCGCAGCGCTTAATCTTATAATTAAATTGTCTGGGACCTCTTCAGGTGCTGGCAAATACTGACGCTCTTGTGTTGGCATCCAGTGCTGAGTGTCAGGTGTGAGCTTGCACACTTCTATAATTTTTGCCATATGTTCGTGTGACTGTACATCTCCGGCGTCGTGCCACCTGAACCACTTCTGGCGCTTGATCACCGCGGCCATTGCTTCGACCCATAGCGGGTGACTGATGGCGTCCAGCCTTCGATACTGGGCCTCCCTGATTGCAGGGTATCTGGTGTAATTTCCTTTTAGTGCATAGCAGCCGTAACACGGTGAAGTCTTGACCTTCCTAAGCTTCGAGCCCGTTTGACATGCCCACGCTGGCAGGCTGTAAGATAGGCCCGGCATCTTGCTTGTCTTTGTAAAACTGTCTGTAATTTTTAACGCTTCTTTTACTAGCATATATCTTTCTCCTTTAGTTTATAGGATACAATAACATTATAATTTAATCTTGTCAAGCTTGCGGCTTGTTGCTTGCAGCTTGCGGCTTGCTGCTTGTAGCTCGGTCCCTGATCCTCGAGCCATCGCGCATGGCCAAGGTAAACCTTGGCCATTGGTAATCCGGGTCGTCTACTCACGCTCTCCCGCTTCCATAGTTTTGATAAATGGATCTTCACTTTCTTTGTCATACTCTTTATAACGCTCTGCAGTCTTAGCTTGATCAACCTTCACCAGCCGCAGGATCTCTTCTATAGCATCCGCTATTCTTTTTAGTTCATGTTCCATAATATTCCTTTCTAAATACATCCTACACTATCCCGTAACCATTGTCAAGCGTTGCTTGCTGCTTGAGGCTTGGCGCTTTTACCCGTTGCGCCTCCTGGCCAAGGAACTCGGCGCACCATGGTGTTACACACATTGCTACCTTGCGGATCATCGCTGACGTACAGGGAAATGCCATAGGCAGATTTGGACGCTGGTGTACACTTACTGATACTATTATTAGCAGGACCAATCACGCAACATTGTCTTCTCACTTCCAGCTTCTGTATATCGACAATGCCTGGAAGCATTGGTCCAGCAAATAATGATCAAACTTTACCCAGTTCGATCAATGGGTTGATCAGTCACTATGCTACGAGGGTAGTCATGTCGCCTCCCATTGCATGACATACAGATATCCTGGCGAAATACCCTTGTTATAGTGTTTATCTCCACAGTCATTAATGACTGATCCCAGATCCTTTCCGCCCCTATAGTTAAGCTAGTATAAGGAAAGGATCAGGGATCAGTGCAGGGGAATTTTTAGGGTATCCCCTGCTCCTATTTTTTTATTTCACCTAAACAGAATAAAAAACATAAATCATATATAATGCTTGACTATCCTATTGTCAAGTAGTAAAACAATTAAATGCAAAATAAAAAAGAAATACAGAAAG